GAGCCCTCGCCGCACAGCGCAAGGCCGATGCTGCGGAGGCCGCTGCGTGGTCCCTTGAGGCCATGTCGCAACGGAAGGAACGCGACGCCGCCATCGCCCGCGCCGAGGCGGCAGAGGCCGCCCTCGCGCAGACCACGGCCACAGGAGGCAAGGATGTTTGACATCCGCATTACTTGGCAGGGCATAGCCCTGATCGTCGCGCTGATCGTTCTGTGGAGCCTGCTCACATGATCACTGACATCCCGGCGCTGGTGGCGCGACTGCGCGAAAAACTCACTGAAGCCGATGCCGACCGTGCCGCCGAATTAGCGGACGCACAGGTAACAGGCGATCGGCCCGACCTATGGGATGATGAAGTCGAGATATTCACCGCCGACCTTCGCGACGTCCTCGCGGCGATCGAGATATTGACGCGGTCGCGCGATGGCTGGGAAGCCGACGCCAAGCGCTACGCATCAGATGCAGAGCACTACGAACGGCTGTCGAAAGAACTGCGAAAAACCGAGGACATCCTGACGGGTGACTACCGCGCCGCCATCGCCCGCGCCGAGGCGGCAGAGGCCGCGCTAAGGCTTGCCCTTGAGTATTGGGGGCACCGCCAGCAGCGATACAAAAACCGTCATCCTGTGTGGGTTCAAGCCGCCCACGCTGCCCTAGGAGGTAAGTGATGTCCAAAACGCGCCGTGAGCAGTTGCTTGCCATTATGAAGGATGCCGTAGCCGAGACGCGGAAGCGTATTCCGACGTTGCGAGGCCCGTTCATCATTTCAGATGCTGATCTCGACCGAGCGTATAGTCTAGCTGATGAAAGCTGAGCTAATACATCAACCGTGTCCTTGCGGTAAATCAAGTGACGCCTACACCATCAATGATGATAGGAGCGGGAAGTGCTACTCATGTGACAAGTTCTTTCCCGGAGATAAAAGGCATGAAATGGAAGATCCTGACTTTTTTACGTACGAGTATCTACCGTGGCGTGGAATCACTGTTGCTACGATGCGAAAGTTCAACATTCGTACACGTATCAATGCTCGTGGTGAGCCAGAAGCTGTCGGCTTTGAGTACAGTGGTGGAGAAGCTATTAAGGTTCGTCCACTAGCGGAAAAGAAGTTTTTCTGGACTGGTGAAGCTTCTAGGGCAACACTATTTGGCAAGGAAGTGTTTGCTGCCGGTCAGCAGACTATTACGCTGTACGAAGGTGAAATAGATGCTGCTTCAGGGTACCAAATCCTTAATATGCCGTCAGTTTCAGTGCGTAGTGCATCAGCTGCGATGGGTGATTGCCAGAAAGAGTACGAATATCTCAACTCTTTCGCAAAAATCTACATTGCATTCGATAATGACGAGGCTGGCAAGGCAGCGGCGGCAAAAGTTGCCTCATTGTTCGACAATCGTAAAGTTTTCCTCGTCAAGATGTCCAAGTTTAAGGATGCCAACGAGCATCTGACGAATAATGCATCTGAAGAATTCAAGAATGCGTGGTATAACGCAAAGCGCTTCATTCCTGATAACATTTTGTCTAGTTATAGTGAAATTCGTGAAGCTTTGAGTGAAAAGTCTCGTGATGCCATTGCTGAGTACCCTTTCGCTGAACTTCAGCGTATGACCTATGGGATTAGACCGGGGGAGCTTGTTCTAATCAAGGCACCTGAGGGTGTCGGTAAAACTGAGATAATGCGTGCCATAGAGTATCACGTACTGGGGACAACTGATGAAAATATCGGTATTATCCATCTTGAAGAGCGAAAGTCACGCTCAATCCAAGGGCTGGCTGGCTATTATCTCGGTCAACCTGTTCATCTTCCTGATTCTACAGCTAGCTTAGAGGAAGTCTTCGATGCGTATCAAAAACTTACTAAGAGAGATGAACGCGTTCACATTTATAAGCATTTCGGTAGCGATGACACTGACGTCATACTGTCTAGCATTCGCTTCCTTGTGGCAGTATGCGGCTGTAAGCTCATCTTTCTTGATCATATTTCAATTCTTGTTTCTGGTAGCAAACTTTCAGACGAACGACAAGAACTAGACTATTTGTCGACTCAGTTTAAGATGCTTGCCGAAGAGCTTGACTTTGCTATGATCTTCATCTCCCACATCAACGATAGTGGGGACACCCGTGGTTCTCGTAACATCTCAAAGGTCTCTGACGTAGTAGTGGCTGTCGACCGTGACAAGCTAGCGCCTACTGAAGTAGAGCGTAATACTACGTACTTGACAATTGAGAAAAATCGTCCTGCGTCTATGACTGGACCAGCTGGTATGCTGTACTTCAACCGAGAAACTTTTCTTATTGAGGATGTACCTTACAAGGATAAGTCAATCCCCAAGAAGTAAAAGGTAGATTTGAGAAAAATTATGCGAAAAATTTTGGTGCTCAATGATAAATCCGCGTTTGATTTCGAGTTGCCTGAACGTCACAAAGTCAGGCCCCGGAACTGGCAAGAGAAATTCGATGCGTGTCGGGGCTATTCTCTTCGAGAAGTCCCGTATCCTTACCGCTAAGACTAACTCTTACAAAACTCATCCCGCCCTAGCGAAATTTACGAAGTGGCCATACCTACATGCAGAGACATCCTGCCTGCTCTCACACGGACTGGACAATTGTTCATCGGCGAGCCTTTTGGTTCTGCGTCTTCACCTTGACAATCGTACCCTTAGTTGCGCTAAACCTTGTGATGTCTGTATGGGGCTGATCGAGATGGCTGGGATACGTAATGTATTCTATTCAGACTGGGATGGCTCTATTAAATGCGTGTAATCTGTGACATAGAAACGGACTCACTAAACCCAACCGTTATTTGGTGTATCGTTTGCAAGGACATTGACGATGGTCGAGTATATACTTTTCCTCCTGATCGCCTTCGGGATTTTAGCGTATTTGTCAATGACGTAAGAGTCTTTGTGGGTCATAATTTCCTAGGCTTTGACCTATGGGCAATCAATAAGTTGATACCGGGAGTGAACATTGACCCAAGGAAATGTATTGATACTCTTGTCTGCTCTCGCCTTTTTAACTACAGCTTGCCCGATGGTCATTCGTTGGATGCTTGGGGCACTCGACTTGGAACAGCTAAAGGTAACTTCAAGGACTTTAGTCACTACTCTCAAGAGATGTTGGACTATTGTATCCAAGACGTTGAAGTAACCTATAAGCTATTCAAAAAGTTTGAACCTTACATCAACGATGATCAGTGGAAGTCATCTCTACGTACAGAACACGACGTAGCAGTACTGTGTCGTGAGTTACATGAGAATGGTTTTACTTTCAACCTAGAAAACGCTAAGGTGCTCTATGGTGATGTGTCAGAACGAGTGGGAGCTTTACGTTCAAAGATTGCGGAAGCTTTCGCCCCAAGGGCAAAGCCTATACGCGTCATTCTACCGAAAGAAACAAAACATGGGACTCTCTCCCGGACAGATTTTCGATGGGTTGAAGACGGCGATCTTACTCCGTATTCTACAGGATGCGAGTTCACTCGAATCAGGTGGGAAGAGTTTAACCCCGGAAGTCCTAAACAAATTGTTGATCGATTCAATGAGTTCGGTTGGAATCCGGTAGAGAAGACTGACGGACATGTGGACTGTATCAGAGATCTTAGTGCTCTACGCCGCAAGCGTAATCGTGAGCGCTTTAAGCTTTCATCTAGGAAGCTTGCTGCTCTCGACACTGACATCCAAAACCTCGAAGCAAAGCTCGTTGACTTTCAACAGTACGGGTGGAAGGTCAGTGAAACCAACCTCGATACGTTACCAGAAGATGCCCCAGAAGAGGCTAGGCTTCTGGTAGAATGGAGGTTCATTGAGAAACGTAGGCAAACTCTTGAAGAGTGGATGGGAGCATACAACCCAAATACTCACCGCATCCACGGTAATTTTAATGGCTTGGGTGCTTGGACTCACCGCTTTAGTCATAGCAACCCTAATATGGCTAATGTACCGAGTACTTCCAGCAAGTATAACTCGGCGAGATTGAAGGAGCTAGCAGCTGATGCCGGTAAGCAGATGCGGGGTCTATGGACCGTACCGAGTGGTCGGAGGTTGGTTGGTGTTGATGCTGAGGGAATCCAACTTAGAATATTCGCTCACTACATCAACGACTACGAGTTCACCGAAGCTCTTGTCTCCGGTGACAAATCCAAAGGCACTGATGCTCACACACTTAACGCTGTCAAACTAGGCATTGGTCCTAAGCGTAGAGAAAACGCTAAGACTTTTATTTATGCGTTTTTGTTGGGTGCAGGTATTGACAAGGTCAGTAAAATCCTTGATACTAACTATACCGGGGCACAGCAAGCTGTGAATACCTTCCTCGAAGGGTACCCGGGCCTCCAATTTCTTAAGGAAGAAGTCATTCCTAAAGACGCTGATCGGGGGTTCTTCGAGGGGTTTGATGGGAGGTTGGTCGCCTGCACGAGTGAGCATTTGATGCTCGCAGGTTATCTTCAGAACGGTGAGTCAGTCATCATGAAGAGGGCCAACCTCCTTTGGAGCCAGAAGTTACGCAAGGATGGTGTTGACTTTAAGCAGGTCAACTTCGTGCATGACGAATGGCAAACAGAAGTACCAGATGACGATGCGATAGCTGAGCATGTGGCAAACACTCAGATCCAAGCCATTGTCCAAACAGGAGTAGAGCTTGGGCTTAATTGCCCACTAGCAGGATCTAAGAACATCGGGTACTCATGGTATGATACCCACTGAGCGGGGACCCGGAGCGTGGTGGCCTAGCGCAAGGCTGCGAGGGTGCAATTCCCTCTCCCCCAACCACTAAGGATAACAATAATTGAAGAACATTTACGAAGTAGAGTTTACTGTTAAGGAAGTCACCGAAGGAACGATGGTGGTAGCTGGTACAGATAAGGATGAAGTAGCCCTAAAGCTACGTGAGTTCTTTGAGAACAATGGATTTGTTGACATTGATATCTCAAGTATCCGTTACCTAGGTGAAGAGTCATCGTATCTCCATAACCAAGAAGGAATGCTAAACTAAATGGCAACTAAGTATATCACAGTATCCGGCAAGATTGCGTGGGCTCATCACCTCTTTGAGCCTGACGAATTCCGTGGTGATAAAAAGTGGAAGGTTGACTTCTACCCTGACGTTAAGTCCAAGCAGACAATTACGGACGCAGGTATTATGCTGCGGTACAAGGCCGGTGAATTCGGCATGTACATCCGTCCAGCCCGTCCTACTCAGAAAATGTTCAAGAAGGGTCTCGTTGAGTTCGATCCACCCGAGGTAACAGACAAGGACGGTAAGAAGTGGGAGGGTGGTATCATCGGTAATGGGTCCGAAGCCACTCTACGTCTGTCAGTATTTGATACAGTTAATGGCCCCGGTCATCGCCTTGAGGCAGTACGTATCGACAGTCTAGTTGAATACCATTCACCTGAGGATAGTGAAGAAGCGTCTGAAGAACAAGAGGGTCTTCCTTTCTAATGACAGTCCTCTCTTGTTATGCTCTGCGGGTCGCAAGACCCGTGGAGCCTTTCGTTGAACGTACCATTCACAATGGAATGTCCTATGGACTCAGCCACGCAGGATACGACGTACGAATTAAACAGGGACTCACCCTTAATCCGGGAGCTTTTTCTCTCGCTTCGACAATTGAATACTTCATTACACCAACAGATCTCGTTGGTATTGTCCACGACAAAAGCACTTGGGCACGTCGAGGAGTCACTGTTCAAAACACAGTTATTGAACCGGGATGGTGTGGATTCCTTACTCTTGAGCTTACAAACCATGGAGAGGAACCTGTCGTCATTAGAGAAGGAGACCCAATTTGCCAAGTCGTGTACCACCTACTTGACATGGCAGTTAGGGGATACTCTGGTAAGTACCAGAACCAACCCGATGAACCAGTAGAGGCTATCTATGAACAGCTATAAAGTCAAAGTCTCTTGTGGTTTGCCGGTTAAATACAGGATTCTGTGGATAGATGCTTTATCAGAAGACGATCTAAAAGAAAAAATAGTTGAGATCCTTTCTGAAATGGGAAAAGCTTATTCTTACCGAGAACATGAAGTACTTTATAAGTACCCTTCTCTATGGACTGATATTGTAGTTGAAGCGGGTAAATCTTCTTATACACGTCTGAGAGTAATGAATCGTTACGGAGAACATGCTAAGAGATTTTACTGTTATTATCCTCCTACAGCACAGAATTTGCATGAAGCAAAGAACTATATAGATAGTTGTAATAGAGAAGATCCAGAGGGAGAGTGGCACCTTGCTCTCGAAACAGTAGATTTAACAGAGTTTAAGTTTAATGAAAACAATTGACACACTGGTACAAGACATTAAGGATCTAATTGATGGCAATCATACCGTTTCCGAAGAGGCCGTTGAACAATTCGGACACGTCCTCGCAGAGGTCATCTCTCGCCGACTCTTTGAAAAGCGTACAGGCTCAACTCTCCGAATGTCAAACATCGGAACACCTTGCGAGAGAAAACTATGGTATGAAGTCTCTGATGATCATGATGGCGAAGTCCTCCCAGTAGAGGCGAAGATTAAGTTCCTCTTTGGTGATATCCTAGAAGAACTTCTATTGTTCCTAGCTAAGGAAAGTGGACACGATGTACAACATCGACAAAAGACAGTCACCATTTCAGGAGTGGATGGACACATCGATGCTGTTATTGATGGCGAACTTGTTGACGTCAAGTCTGCTAGTAGTTTTTCCTTTACTAAGTTTGAGCGTGGCGGACTTGTGGGTAACGATCCTTTCGGTTATATCCCTCAGCTTAACGCTTACCATTATGCTAGCAAACAGGAAGGTCTTACGAACTCTCCGAGGTTTGCGTTTCTAGTTATCGATAAACAGTTAGGAAAGATTACCCTAGATGTGCACAAGTCTGACGGACAAGATTACGATGCCATCGTATCCCATAAACGATCTGTCGTTAGTTCCTCTGTACCACCTCGACGTGGCTATATGGATGAACCAGATGGTAAGTCAGGCAATCGTAAACTACCTACAGTTTGTGGGTACTGCGCTTATAAGCAACACTGCTGGCCGGGACTACGAACGTTCATCTACGCCAGCGGACCACGATATCTAACATCAGTTGAGAGGCTACCCGATGTACCTGAGGTAGCTAGCGAGGCAGTTGATATTGAGTAGAAAGAAAGCATTCAAGGGGTCACTAGAACCTCAAGTTTATAAGGGCCTTCGAGCTTTTCAAGGTGCTAATAAATTCAAGATTGATTATGAAACAGAAACTATCAAGTACCGTTTAGAAAAGACGTACATACCTGACTTCATCATCACGTTTAAGGATGGACGTAAGATTTACATTGAAGCGAAGGGCTTCCTGCGACCAGAGAACAGGGCACAGCTGCTTGCTGTCAAATCTCAGTACCCAGACATTGACCTTCGACTGGTTTTTGAAAGGGACAATAAGTTGCGTAGGACTAGTACCACACGTTACTCTGACTGGGCTACCCAGAAGGGGTTTAAGTTCTCTATCGGTAATATACCTTCGGAGTGGTTCGAATGAGTAAGATCCACCTAGTAATCCCTGACTCACATGCAATGGAAGGCGTAAGTAATGAACGTGCTGGATGGGTTGCCGAACTCATTAAGGACCTCCGTCCTGATGTGGTTATCCACCTTGGAGACTCAGCAGACCTTGCAAGCCTTTCTTCCTACGACAAGGGGAAGAGGTCCTTTGTGGGAAGAACATATCGTGCAGACATCAACGCACACTTGGACTTTCAGAGGCGACTGTGGGATCCGATTCGGGCCACTAAGAAACGACTGCCACGATCTATACATCTCATTGGAAATCACGAACAGAGAATTGACCGGGCACTGGACCTCAGCCCAGAACTACAGGGCACTATCTCATATGCAGACCTTGAGCTTGAGCGCGATTACGATACTGTTGTCTACTATGATGGTGGAACTCCGGGGGTCATTGAAGTAGATGGAATCCATTACGCCCACTACGTTGTTTCTGGTAACATGGGTCGTGCTCTTTCTTCTGAGCGTATGGGATCGGCGCTATTGGCCAAGCGTTTTGGATCGACCACAGTCGGGCATAGTCACCTTTTGGATTATGCACTTCGTACTACTGGCTCTGGTGAACGCATTCACGGCTTGTCTGCTGGTTGTTTTATTCATGGTGCTCCGGATTGGGCTGGCCATATAGCAGACAATTGGTGGTCTGGGGTAGTCATTAAGAGGAACGTAGAGAATGGTAATTACAATCCTCAGTTCGTATCAATACAAGAACTCTACAAAGAATATGGAGGACACTGAGGTGTTTGATGAAGAGAAGTACTACTGGAACATTGCCCAGAAGCTGTTAGATGGCTACACCATGGACGAAATCCTACTCATCGCAGGACTACCCCCACAGGAAGCATTGGTCGAGTTGATGATGGCTAACGTTATCGACATCGACATGGAAGACTTTTACCTTGAAGGCGACGATGATGAAGAAGTGGACGGATGATGAAGATGATCGGCCACGCAATCGTAACCGCCACGCAAAAGAACTTTGGGAGAACAAAGACTATCGACTCAAAGTGGAGGTTCCTAAGACTAAGAAGCGTAGGAAACTACGTGCAATAGATATCCTCAACCTTGACGAGGAAGCATTAGAGGACTTCGAATGAAAGTTGACTACATTGACCGCATGGGTAGCGACTTAAGAGTAGCTAATGCTGCTCGTGTGTCCTTCAACAAAGAACATAATGAGTTTCTTTCCACTGACGAGAAGCTTATCTACTACCTAGCTAAGCATAAGCACAAGTCTCCATTCAATCACACGTTCATCACCATGAGGGTCAAGGCTCCCATCTTTGTAGCTAGGCAGCTGGTCAAGCACGAGTACATGCCTTGGAACGAAGTGTCCCGTAGATACGTAGACGATGAGCCTGAGTTCTTTAAACCTGAAGGATGGAGAGCTAAAGCTGAAAACGTTAAGCAAGGGTCATCTAAAGAGTTTGTAGAGTCTGTTCTACGTCAACGTATGTATGGAGACCAAACAGTTGATGAAGCCGTACAGCGACTTGAGGACCACGCTGTTGATCTCTATGTGGAAATGCTTGAACATGGTGTCGCCCCTGAGATGGCTCGTATGATACTGCCTCAGAACATGTACACCGAGTGGTATTGGTCCGGTACCTTGTACTCTTGGGCTAAGATGTATGCCCTACGTAGTGACTCTCACGCTCAGGTAGAGTCACAAGAAGTAGCTCGTCAGGTAGACGAGATTATTCAACCCCTATTCCCCATAAGCTGGGAGGCCCTGAAAGGAAACATCCTATGATCTCTCTTACTTTTCTAGTCGTTGGTGTTATTGTTGGTTATCTCTACGCTCCACAGATCACTGAGTGGATTGCGTCAATTAAGAAGGATAAGTGAATGCTTAAGAGTTTTGTTTTCGGACTAGCAATGGTTGCAGTCTCAGCTGTAGCTGCGTTTGCTGGTAACATTGAAAAGGAAATCATTGGTCCTAGCGTACAGCTAGATCGTTTCTGCTCTGCTACGGCTATCTATTCAGAACGGGACAAGAACAGCGGTAAGGTTGCTACTTACTTCCTCACTGCTAAGCACTGCATCAAGGGTAAGGAAGGTGTCATCCTTGACACTATTGCCCCTGTGTATGACGATCAGGCTCGTCTAGTCAAGGAAGAACACTACAAGGTCCGTGTCAAGGGTTCGTCCTACAAGACTGACGTCGCTCTTCTAGAAGCTATCGATACTTCTAACATCTTTCCGGCTGTCGCTACTGTAGCTGCTAAGGATGTCAAGGTTAAGCGTCTAGATCCTGTTGTTCTATCTGGGTACCCAGCTGGTCTGTCACTAACTATTACGGAAGGTAAGTTCGTTGCCCGTGAGTCTATCCCCTTTCCTGAAGATGGAAAGGACACCGAGTATTTTCGTGCTACTCCTGCCACTATTGGTGGTAATTCTGGTGGAGGTCTTTACCTAGAGATTGACGGTAAGTGGCAGATCATCGGTATTGCTACCGCTGCCCTAAAGAACGCACCTCATATGGCTTTCTTTACCCCTGTCAATGACATTCGTGAGTACATTGATGTAGCTATTACTCCTGTTAAGACTTCCACCCCCTTGACAGCCAAGTAAATAAAGCTTATAATATATTACAGTGCCGCTTTAGCTTAATGGTAAAGCACCTCTTTTGTAGTGAGGTAGATGTGGGTTCAAGTCCATGCAGGCGGCACCACTATTACATAACCCCCGGCTGATCACCGGGGGTTTTTTATCCTCTGGAGGTTATTATGGCAAGAGACTATCGTAAAGAATATGATGACTACCACGGCACAGAAGAGCAGAAGAAGCGCCGTGCACAGCGCAATGCTGCCCGTGCCAAAGCCAAGAAGGCAGGTAAGGTACACAAAGGAGACGGCAAGGAAGTTGCCCACATCGGGCAGAACCGTAAGGGTAAGTTAGGTAACAAGACTAAGGTTCAGTCAAGGACAGCTAACCGAAAGAACCAGCCAAAACGAGATGGATCACAAGACTAAGGAATAATAATAATGGCATCGTACGGACCAACTCTAGAGATCTCTAAGGAGATTCACCGTGACAAATACAGGCAGCCCAACGAGTCTTTCGAAGGAGCAATGGCTCGACTTGCTAACACGCTCAGCGACACCTCAGAGCATCGAGAAGCGCTTAGTGG